AATGAAGAAGGTCTTGAAGCCGCAAAGACCATGCGCGATAATTTTCAGGACCTAGCAGGAAGAATTATACCCGAAGAGTTTGTATTAACAAAAGCTGATGCCGCACATCTACTAATAGCTTCAATGATACAAACTAATCAATTGCAAAATCAAATTAATAACCTAAAATCAGCTATTACAGGTTATCAAACAGACGTTATTCCTAAGCTACAAAGTATTGTTGACGCAGCTTCAGATGAAGAAGCCATGAAAATGGCCGACGAAAAATTTGTAGTGGTAAAAGAATAAACGTTTGACAATTTTTCAAAATTAGTGTATAATTATAGTGTAAGAAGAGAAGCGAAGGAAGTCATGAACCTTTGAGATAATGTGCCTTATCACAAGTCTCTTACAAATTTTAATCAATAAGGTGATTAATATGGGATATATTTATAAAATAACTAATCTAGTCAATAATAAGGCTTACATTGGACAAACCAAATAGCCTATTGAAATAAGATGGGCGGCACATGTATATGCTGCTTATCATAAAGACGAAGATAATAGATATTATCTTCATCGTGCTATAAATAAATATGGAATAGAGAATTTTAAATTTGAAATTATTGAAGAAGTTCCTAATACTAAATTAGATGAAAGAGAAATTTATTGGATAGCACAGTATCACACATATAGATATGATGAATTAGGTAATCAAAGTTACAACTTAACGCGCGGCGGAAAAGGTAATTGGAAGTTTGACCCAGAAACTTTAATAAATGCTTTCTTTGAAAATAAAGAACATTTAGGTAATACTTGTAAAGATATTGGATGTTCAGAGCCAACTTTAATTAAGGTTTTACAAGAAAATGAATTATTTGGTAAAGGTAGTATGACTTCAGTATATCAAATATCTTTGATAGATGGAAGTATTATTAGAAAGTTTGATTCGATGACAGAAGTTATGAGAACTTTTAACTGCGGCAGAACAAGTATATGGCAGGCAGTTCATGGACAAAGAAAAACTGCGGCAGGATATGCTTGGTGTAAAGTAGAAGATTATTCTAATTTTAAACTTGAAGAACATATAGATAATAAGCAAAAGAAAGTATTATGTGTGGAAAAGAATTTACAATTTAATATGATTAAAGATGCTGGCAAATGGGTATATGAAAATGAATATACGACTAGTAAAGAAGTAAATGCGAATATATGTAGAGCATGTAAAAAAGGTATAAAAGCATACGGCTTCCATTGGCAGTATGTGTATAAATAAAAAGAAATATAAAGAATAAAGTGAGGTAGATGTATATGACTATTAATTCTGAGAGAGTGCTGAATTTCTTAAAGGAAAACTTTGGCAAAGAATTTAGTAAGCAGGAGATTGCAGATGCTCTAGGTATCTCTCTAAGTGCAGTAATCGGTAGTATCAATCCTCTGGAAAAGAAGGGTTATTCCAAGATCACTCGTGAAGAAACCATCACGCTGGAAGAAGCGACTGAAACTCGTAAGGCTAAGACCAAGGTTGTTAAGTATCATACTCTAACTGATGAAGGTCTAGTTTATGATCCGGTGAAGGAAGAAGCCGAGAAAGCCGCTGCAAAGCAGGCAGAAAAAGAAGCTAAGGCTGCCGCAAGGGCCGCTGCGAAGGCTGCAAAGGAAGCAGAAGCTGAATTTTAATTAACTATTTTAGAATAAAAACGAAGCAAAGGAGAAAAGTAAAATGAGTAAAAGTATTTCTAATCAGGCAAACAACAAAATTAATCTCGCGGGTATTCTTATGGATGTTGCGCCCGGCGAGGGTAAACTGAGTGACGGTCGCCAGTATAAGAGGGCAACCGTAACAGTCCGTGTAACTCAGACTTACGGCGGAAAGACCGAAACCAGTGATATCCAAGTTGGTATGTTCGCGACTGAGTATACCTCTACTGGTAAGCCCAATCCTGCGTGGAAGAGTCTTAAGGACCTTGAACTAATGAAGACAGCACAGAAGTGCGGTGTTGAAAATGCTTCTCATGTCCGTCTGACTGGTGCCACTCTACAGGAAAATAACTTTGTATCTCGTACTGGTAATCTGATTAATGGTTGGCAGATTCGTG